GAAGATAAAGAGAAGGGAATTGCTGGTAGAACATCTTTTTCTGGAACATTAGAAATGCATTTTGACGAAGCTGATAGTGTGCAAACACAATTGACAGTAGGATCAAGTATTACTTTTAAATTGTTACCAGAAGGAAGTTCAACAGGCGATAGAAAATTTGAAGGTGCAAGTGTGATTACAGGAATGTCAGTATCACAACCTTTAGATGGTATCGTTGCTAGATCAGTAACTTTTCAAGGAACAGGTGCTTTAACAATTGGAACTGAATAATAATTTATGTCAATTATAGACAGAGTAAAAACTCATTTTGAGACTCTTAAAACTATAACGATAGAAGTTCCAGAATGGAAAGATGAAGCAGATAATCCATCTGTTTTTTATTCTGAACCTTTAACGCTTGAAGAAAAAAATATCATATTTAAAAAGTCAAATAATTTTCAAGACTTAACTGTACTTGTAGATTTATTAATTATGAAACTTCAAGTTAAAGATGAAAAAGGTAATCTGAAAAAAGCTTTTAAATTAGAAGATAAATTCGAATTAAGAAGAAAAGCAGATTCAAATGTTATTGCTGGAATAGCTAATAAAATTTTAGCTGACACTTCATACGAGGAAGCTGAAAAAAAGTAAGAAGCGATCCTGACATAAGATCGCTTTTAGTCGTTGCAGATAGACTCAAAATATCAATAGCTGAAGTATTAAGAATGCCTATTAGCCATTATAATTTATGGTTAGCTTACTTGCAAAAAGAACAGGAAGAGTATAATAAACATAAAAGGTAATCTTTATGTGGAAAGTAACTAATGGCTAGTCAAAAACTTAATATAGATATAGTAGCACGAGATAAATCTAAACAGGCTCTTAATACATTACAGGGAAATTTAAGTAGATTAAAACAATCTGTATTTAATTTAAGAAATGCTTTTATAGGTTTAGGTGCTGGTGTAGTCATTAAAGGTTTTGTTGATGCTGGTATTCAGATTGAAAATTTAGAAGTTCAATTAAATGCTTTATTTGGATCAGCAAAAGAAGGACAAAAAGCTCTTAAATCTGTAACTGATTTTGCCGCTGGTACTCCATTTGAATTAAGAAATATCCAACAAGGTATAACTGCATTAGCTACTGTAAGAAAAAGAGCTGAAGGTGCTGGAGTATCATTTGACGAATTATTAAAAATTACTGGTAATACTGCAACTGTATTAGGTGGAGATTTTGCCTTAGCTGCTTTACAAATTCAAAGATCCTTTAGTGCTGGAATAAGTTCTGCTGAACTCTTTAGAGAAAGAGGTGTTAGAGCTATGGCTGGCTTCAAAGATGGAGTCAGAGTTAATGTAGATGATTCAATAAAAGGATTAGCAAAAGCATTTGGAACAGGTGGAGAGTTTGGAAACCTTATAGATGATTTAAGTAAAACATTATTCGGAACAATATCAAACTTAAAAGATGCTTTTTTTATATTTCAAGTAGAAGTCGCTAAAGGTTTTTTTGGAGCATTGAAAGATAATTTAGGAGATTTAAAAAAGACAGTTGAAACGAATAAAAGAACAATCGCAGATTTTGGAAATACAATAGGAAGAGGATTATCTACTGCAATTAATGGAACAGTAAGAATCATAAAATTTTTAAAAGAAAACTTAACTATAATAATAGCAACATTTAAAACTTTAATAGCATTAAAACTTATTTTATTTTTTAAAAATTTAGCCACTTCAATAGGTTTAGCAAGTATCGCTATGTTAAAATTCAACAAAGCAGTCAAAAAGAATTTATTAATAGGTGCTGCGGCGGCCACAATTGCAAATTTAGACATAATAATAAAAAAATTCAAAGAGTTATTTAATATCGGAGATATGGATATTGAAAGTCAATTACAAGAAGGATTTAAAATTATTGAAGTTATAGATGCATTTGGAAATAAAGTAACAAGAGTTGTTAAAGATTTAGAACACCCGATGCACAATATTTTTGTAGAAACTCTTCCACCTATAAAAGAAGCTGAAACTACATTAGATAAAATTAAAAGACATATAAGAGAAACAGCAGAAAGATTAGGTCAACTAAATGAAGATGCTTTAAATAAAACTCAAGAAAAATTTAGGAACATAAAAGAAACTGTTGCAAAAGGTTTAAACGATGGCATTTCTAAAATGTCAAATGCATTAGCCAGATCAATAGTTTTAGGTGAAAATTTAGCTGAATCATTTAAAAAAATGGCACAACAATTAGCTGTAAGAGTTTTAAGTGCAATAATTGAGATCATAGCTAGAAAAACAGTAGAACTTGCAATAGAAAAATTAATTACAAAAGAAAAAGAAAAGCAAAGAAATTTATCTGCTGCTTCTGGTAATCCTTTAGCTATATTATCATTCTTTACAGGATTTTCTCAAGGTGGTGCAGTATCTAAAAATAAACCTATTCTTGTAGGAGAAAAAGGACCAGAATTATTTGTACCAAATCAAACAGGACAGATAACTCAAAACGCAAGAGGAACTTCTGGATCTCCTGTCAATGTTAATTTTAATATCAATACTGTTGATGCAAGTGGCTTTGAAGAATTATTAGTAAGATCAAGAGGAACTATTACTCAACTAATAAATAATGCAGTTAACGAAAGAGGAAGGGCGGCTTTAATATAATGGCTGGTGCATTTCCTATATCTTCATCTGCATTTTCAACAATGGGTATTAGAAGTATTCAAAATACAATAATATCAAAATCTCAATCAGGGAAAAAATTATCAAGACAAATAGATGGTCAAAGATTTGCTTTTACTGCATCTATAATTACAGGAAAGAGATCAGATGTTTATGGAGAGCTTATGGCTTTTATTATGAAACAAAGATCACAAAAAGAAAATTTTACAATTATTCCTCCAGAATTAGAAGATGCTAGAGGAATCGAAACAGGCACACTTGCAGTTAATGGAAGTCATACTGCTGGCGATACAACAATAGCTATAGATGGTTTTGCAAGTGATACAGCTAATAGATTACGACAGGGTGATTTTATAAAGTTCAATGGACATACTAAAATTTATATGGTTGTCGCTGATGTTACAAGTTCATCAGGAGCTGCGACAGTGACTATTGAGCCACCTTTGATTTCTGCATTAGCAGATGATGAAGCAGTAGCTTATGACAATATTCCTTTCACTGTTCATCTAGTAAACGATATACAAGAATTTGGAGTTGTTGGTGCATCTAGTACAGGCGAACTATTATATGAGTTCGAATTAGATGTTGAAGAAGCTCTCTAATGGCAAAATATTTAGTACGACATTGGCTTAATGTAGATGTTATAGCTGAAAAAGTTATTGATGAATCTGAAATTGATATGAAAACTAATGACTTAGGAAGACATAAAATCCCTGATGGCACATTTAGTTTTGTTGTGATAAAAGGAAACGAAAAGATAAATAGAACAACATACGAAATATATGACGAGAGCATTAAGCACAGCAGTAAAGAACGAACTAGCGACGAATGAGATTCGACCAATACATCTTATCACTATTGGTTTTGCTACTCCTGTAAATATTACTGATAATTCATTTTCTATAACATCTTCTGTATCTGGAAGTTCTGTAACTTATGTAGCTAGTGATTTTATATTAGGCGTATCAAATTTTAGTGAAGAAACAGATGTTAATTTATCTCCTATAACTTTAAGCTTATCAGGAGCAGATCAAACATTTATTTCAACTTGCTTAAATGAAAATGTTATTAATGATGAAGTAAAAATTTTTAGAGGTTTTTTGCAAGATACGAATGTTCTTATTGATGATCCTTTTTTATTATATAATGGTCAAATTGATAATTTTGGAATTTCAGAATCAGATACAGATTCATTAGTAAATCTAGCTATAGTTTCACATTGGGCTGACTTTGAAAAACGATCTGGTCGTAAAACAAATAATACATCACAACAAAGATTCTTTTCAACAGATGTAGGAATGGATTTCAGTTCTCAAACAGTACAAGACATAAAATGGGGTAGAGCATGATTTTTAAAAAAATATTTAAAGCAGCAGTAAGTATTTTTAAACCTGTTGTAAAAATATTTCAAAAAGCTATCTCGTGGTTGATACCTACACCTGATATTCCAGACTTTGGACAATCTGAATTTGATGATTTTGAAAAAGGTATTCTATTAAATAAACAATCAAATGATGCATCTATTCCTGTAGTATATGGAGAAAGGCTTATCGGAGGCACTCGTGTTTTTTTAGAAACATCTGGAACGGACAACGAGTTTTTATATATGGCTTTAGTAATGTGTGAAGGAGAAATAAACTCAATAGAAGAAATACGAGTAGATGATAAAGTTGTAACATTTTCTGGTGCTTTAACAGATAATACTCAAAGAACAGTTGCTAGTTCAGATTCTAATTTTTACAAAGATGGAGCAAGTTATATTACAATCGAGCCACATTTAGGATCTGATGGACAATCTGCATCAAGTTTGTTGTCAACATTATCAAGTTGGGGTAGTAACCATAAATTATCTGGAATTGCATATCTAGCTCTTAAGTTTAAATGGAATCAAGATATATTCGGATCTATTCCAAAAGTTCAAGCTAGAATAAAAGGTAAAAAAATAGTTACATTAGCATCTAATCTTTCAGAACAAACTGCATCTTATTCAACTAATCCAGCATTTTGTATTTTAGATTATTTAAGAAATGAAAGGTATGGAAAAGGTATAGCAACAGCTGACATAGATTTACAAAGTATTTATGATGCATCACAAGTTTGTGTAACTCAAGTAACTCCATTTTCTGGAGGATCTGATATAAATCTTTTTGATACAAATGCAGTTTTAGATACATCAAAAAAAGTAATTGAAAATATTAGAGAACTAATAAAAGGTTGTAGAGGATTTTTACCTTACTCATCTGGAAAATATAAATTAGTAATTGAAACAACAGGATCAGCTTCAATAACATTGACCGAAGATGATATTATAGGTGGATATAATTTATCAAGTCCTAGTAAGAATGAAAGATACAATAGAGTTATTGTTACATTTGTAAATCCAGATCGAAATTTTCAAGCAGACGAGGTACAGTTTCCCCCTGTGGACGATTCAGGTTTATCAAGTGCAGACCAACATGCTACAATGAAAACAGCAGATGGCGGATTTTTATTAGAGGGTAGGTTCGATTTCAAGACGCTAACAAGTCCATATCAAGCTGAAGAAATGGCAGAAATTATTTTGCGTAGAAGTAGGCAAGCACTTCAACTTTCTATAAATGTAGGATTCAATGCATATGATTTAGCTATTGGCGATTTAGTAAATATTACACATGCTTCATTAGGATTCTCGTCTAAAACTTTTCGTGTGATGTCTTTAACTTTTAATGAAGACTTTACAATTAGTTTAGATTTAGTTGAATATCAAGGTAGTCATTATACTTTTGCACCTAAAGCTCAACAAACTACAACACCATCTACAAATTTACCTAATCCATTTGTTATACAACCACCAGCTTCGTTAACATTGACAGATGAAATGATTGAATATTCTGATGGAACTGTAATCACTAGATTAAATATTTTAGTAGGAGCTTCTCCAGATTCTTTTGTTTCTAATTATCAAGTTGAAGCTAAAAAATCTACTGAGTCTGATTTTAAAATAATATCTACAGGATCACAACTTAACCATGAAATGCTAAATGTTGTTGATGATATATCTTATGATGTGCGTGTAAAAGCAATCAATAGTTTTGGAGTATCTTCAACTTTTATTTCAGCTACTAGAAAAATTGTAGGTGCAACAGATACACCTAGCGACGTTTCTGATTTTAATATTTCTATGACAGGATCAAATCAAATGCAATTACAGTGGTCGCCTGTTTCGGATTTAGACATTGAATTTTACGAAATAAGATATTCTATGGGATCTGGATCTACAGAGTGGTTTAACACTTCTCCTTTAGTTCAAGTTCCTAGAAGAAAATCAAATAGTGTAGTTGTCAATGCATTAAAACCACCATTCAATTTATACATTAAAGCAGTCGATAAACTTGGTAATGAATCAGCTAACGCTACATTAATTGCTTCCAATGTAATCGCTTTACAATCCTTTGCGGATATTTCAACAATCAATGAAGAAACTGCATTTGCTGGAACATTTACTAATTCATTTAAGGGAGAGGACAGTAATGGAACACCAGCAATAACGTTAGATACAATAACACTTTTTGATGACCGTAGTGGTAATTTTGATGATGCAGATTCTAGTGGATTCTTTTTTGATACAGGAGGTTTAGCAGACAATATTACAGGATCAGGTAATTATGTATTTTCAAATACATTTTCTTTAGATGCAGTTTATGATGCCACATTTCAAACACAAATTACAATGGAATCAGATGATCCTTATGATTTATTTGATTCTGGTAGAGGTGCTTCCCTTTTTGATAGCGCTCGTGCACCATTCGACGGTAATGCACCTACAAACAATAATGCTATTATACAAATAGGTGCAGATGATTCTAGTTTATCAAATATAACTTCTTTTAGTACAGTTTCACAACAAGGAACATTCAAAGGTAGATTTTTTAAATTTAGATGTGTGATGGAGTCTTCTAATAACAATGCAAGACCTGTAGTTACAGGATTACAAGCTAAATTAGTATTAGAAAAAAGAACTGAAACAGGAGATGATATTGCATCAGGAAGTTCTACTAAATCAGTTACATTTACAAATGCCTTTTTCCAAATTCCAAATATTACAGTCACAGGGCAAAATTTAGCTTCTGGGGATTTTTTTGTAATTACAAATAAAAGTAAAACAGGCTTTGACATTGTATTTAAAAATAGTAGTAATACTATAATAGATAAAACTTTCGACTTCCAAGCGCGTGGAGTAGGGTTGAAAAATTAAAAA